TCTAAGGCTCTGATTATGATGCCACTGTATGCATAAGTGTCGACTACTGGACTCTTATGCAGAATAACATCAAAGTTTGTAGACGGTATGATCAGAGAATCATTTGTTGCACCAGGGGTTACTGATTCTATGTAGGTGTTTGTTGTGTCTTTGTTTGTAAATCCCGCAAGCTTATTGGCAAGATTAACATCGAGAGTTCTAATCTTCTGCCCAAATGTATCGCCAACATCTTTTCCTAGAAAAAGAATTCTATCACTGATCCATGTTTGATAGCCAAATCTCACTAGGGTTTCGGAGTCAACTACCTCTGCGTGAACATACTGATCAGAGTTCTTTGGCCTAAACCATGCAAAAAATTCATCGTCGAATGAATATAAATCATTTTGGACGTATTGCCAGTTGTAAGTTGATAGGCCTGGAAACGAAAGTTGGCTCGGTGATATCTCTGTACCCAATGTGTCCCACATTAGTTCACCGAAAGGGCCAGGCCTTGTCAAGAATAAAAATTCCTGAACACTGTATCTATAGCCGGAGGTTGACATCCACGCTTGCTCGACAGGGGAGCCGTCGCCATATACCCAGTCATCATCAAAGTGGTCAAACGGAGCGTAATAGTTACCGGAGAATATTATGTCAAATATCTCCATCACTGATCTTACTTCCCCTGAAGCATCTACTGGTAAGAACATTGACAACCCGGGGCGTGCCCACATAGGTTGCGGCTGCACACCTAGCGTTATTGGGTCAAATAGTGCAGTCGGCCCCTGACGTATAATACCTTGTTCTAAATCACTGTATAGAACATTATTACCTGCGGCAGTTGCGCCCCACACTTCTTGTCCTGCAATATTTACTAGTGGAGCCCCGTACTCAAACCTCCACCATGATGGCTCTTCACTAAATCCTAACATCTCCCATGGGCGAGTATCTGGCTGGAATGTATCGTAGTAATATTGGAATATCCCTTTCCAGTTGCCAGGTAGATTTAACGGCGCACCGGCCGGGGATAAGTCTGGTTCGTAAAAATAGATGTCAATATCATCTCCCAGCGAAAGCGGGGCATTGAATGTTATTTGGTTGGTACCAGTAACAGTGTAGTTCCCCGATACACCTAGCAACTGGTATACTCCATTTCTAAAAACAAAACCTGCTCCTGGTCCGGCTGTGGTGCTGAAGGGCGTATTCACAACCGTTTGGCTGGCCGCAGCGACGGACGACTGGGAGTTTGGCGGCGTCGTTGCAGCAAATGTCACTAATGCAATATTATCGGCTAACGCCATAGGAACATTAAGTGTAATTTGGGTCGGGCCAGTAACTGTGTATGACACGCCGGCAACCTGCTCAACACCGTTAATAAACACCAAGTCCGGCAGAACAACTGCATTAATGATAGTTTGCGCGGCCAGTGCAGTTTGAGCTTCGTATACAGGGACAATGACTCCACCGAACGAATGTATAACAATATTATCGCCAGCTACAGTAGGCGTGCTAAGTGTGATTTGATTTGCTCCAGTAACTGTGTAGTTTAACCCCACGCCTTCCATCTGCATAACGCCGTTTCTGAAAACTAGCAAGTACACCTGGCCAGCACCGATTGCGACTGTGGAAAGTGTAGTGTTGAACACGGTCTGGCCGTTAGCTGCGATTATGGCTTCATATCCAGGGATAGCCAATGGATTAGGCACAACCTTTAGTGCTGCGGTGTAGTTATACAATTTCCAAATATTTCCAACCCCAGGTACAAAACTCGGCACCACTGCCGGCGATAGGCTATCTTGCGGCCATTCGTTGACTCGATAGTTGGCTCTGTTTTTTGACGACCACTTATTTAGGTAAGAATTTGTGATTTCAAGATATTCTTCTCTTGTGTATCGGGTTGACCTAAAATACCCCTCCCTTACAGACTCTATACGTACAGGCAATGCATATTCATCTCTAAATTTAGACTGTATTCCGTTGTAAATTCTTATTTCTAATTCTAGAAGAAGTTGATCCCTGTAGTCACCATATGCTACTGTCTTAGAACCGTCGTGGCCGATAATGACCTCTGTTGGGTCAACGTAAGTGGTATCGAGTTCAATTCTAGGAATATACGCACCGTACATACCTAATTTTGTCGGTGTTGATGGGATATAGGTCGGTAAAGGATTTTGATATAAGTAGAATTCCAAGTCCTTGCTTGCAACCCCGATATCCAGTTGTACATCAATGGTCGGAGTTGTGGATATAATATCATAGTCAACACCGACTATGAGAAGCCTTTGCTGTGCAGGATCCGTGACATCATAAATGTACATCACATTCTTTGGATCTGTTAAATCAACATATTCTGTAAGGCTCACAATACTGTTACCCAGTGCTGTTACTGATTCAGTATATGTGGGTGTGCCACTTGCAGCCATATAAGAGTATGCAAACGAATCTGAAAACTCCTTCGAGATATTTATGGTTTTTAATATTTGGTTAACCCATGCGCCAATGACAATAGAATTATTATGATACTGCACTGGATTAAATTCTTGGTTAATCAGTTGCAGGGCGACAGTAAGGTATTTGTTCTTAAATTTAGTAAATTCGTTCTGGCTGAATCTCTCACTTACGATAAAGTCGATATCATCTTCCGATGAAACTAGCATGGACTTGAGTGTGGGAGCAACGTTTTGCAGGATATATTGTCCCAGCGATCTATTCTTCCTCAGGTCTCTGTAATTGTTGACTCCGCCAAACGCCGAACCTTCGAATCCAATTTGATTTGATATTATTGATGTAAAGTGCTGGGTAAGATCGCTGCCGCTGAGTTCAGATACTTCTGCCTGGCCAGGGTTAGCTTCCAGTTGTTGTGGTATTTCAAAATATCCATTTGAAGCCGGGTCCAGATTATCGTGGGTATATGTCTGTGCTTCTACCACGGGCGCAACACTTTGAGGAGCCAGCAGTAGGCCAGTTAAGTAAGCAGATAAATCAATATATAGATTATTGTTGATAGTTTCAAACACATATCCGTTAGCTTGTTCTGCGATACCCTTAACTTCTGTATCGTTTACAGAGACTACAATGTCCGGACAATCAGGGTACCCGTAGGGTGTGACGCTCAGTTTAAATTTGAACTCTGAGCCATACCCGACAACAAACTTATCAATAACTCGTTGCTTGCTCACTTCTATGCAGTTACAAGGAGGTGGTGGCACAATGTCATCACAATCACAAATGTCGTAAAGATTCCAACTATTGAATAGCACAGGGCCATTCAAAAACTTGTAATAATAGTATCCATCAATCGGTGCCCTTTCTAATGTGTAAGTGTACCTATCTGTTATTAGATTATTTTGAAATACAATGTCAGTTGCTTGTCCTAGTGATGTATATACTATTGGAAAATTTAAAATAGGATCGACAGTTGCACCTGGCGCAGAATTTATTTTATATGAAAATACTTTGCTGCCCAAAAATGTATTATCAGGATACACAGTCTGATCGCTGAGCTTTATGTTATTGTGATCATACAGTTGGAATAGTGGCGCTTGGTTTGCTGCAATTTTTTCATTATAAACTTCTTGCCATACACTGTTAGAGTAAAACCAACTCTGTCCGCTCTGGGCACTCGAGAATGGGCCATCTTCCAAGACAATAACAACATCACCTTCCAGAACAGGTGTTGCACCAGAGGTATATTGTGTAAACGTAACTACGCCTGCACCTGAGACATTAGTTAGCCAGATGAAGTTACTAACACCTAGTGTAGGATCAAAAAAGAACGTAACCAACTGACCATCTTGTAATTCAATGTTATAATCATTGTTAATGTCTACTAACTGCTGGCCCTGTAGGTCTGACCGGGCAATCGGATTATCAAATGCATCGTATCCGAACCCAAAAGAAATCTCATTTCTAAACTGTGTCCCAGCATTGAAGAGTTCCATATTTGCTGAAAACTGTATAATCGGACGTAATGCTCTAGATGCATTTGTAGGGAATAATGAATTAGTTGCAGCAAGGGATGCGTTAATTGCTGATATGTGGAACCACCTGTTTGTCCGGGACCATGCGTTCTGATCCTGTGATCCACGTTCGATTGTGACGTAGTCGCCAGCTGCCGGTGCGGCCTGTACCTCCCAGGTAAGTGCATCCCAGTACAGATTTTGTATAAGCCTGCCTGATGTCGTTTCAGATTGGCTATCCCACGGTAAAAATTCAAACACAGTTCCCGGAGTCAAGTTTCGTGATTTTGGCACTAATCCAATCCCCTGGCAGCCGCCAAAATTCTCAACATAATGTGTTTCTGTATATGCAGGGTCGTCTAGTAATACAATACTCATCCCCGTTGTTAAAGTCAAATTAGGGGGTGTTGCAGAGCCAGGAGTTGTGTATGTTGATTGACCTATGATGTCAGCGCCCATAACTCCAGAAATTTCAATAACAGGTAGACCCTCTTCAATCCAGTAGTAGTTTTGATAGTTAGAAAACATATCATAATCAATAGGTGGACCAAAGCTGTAATATTGCGACTCAAACAGCCTGTCTTGATTCAACGTGTTGCCGCCGTAGTATTCTATTTTGTCGAGCAAGTCCTCATAGAAGAATACATTGGTCTTAGTTGAGTCCGGCTCTCTTGCAAATGCTGTAGCTTCTAATTGCCACCATGTTCTGTTTTTAGATGGCTCGGGTAGGTAAAAATCAGTAATAGGATTGTAGCTGCCAGGGTCTCTCCTGCCTAAATAACCATTGAGGTACTCACTATCCTTCTTAGAAAATACTTGGTCAAATGTCGCGTCGAAGAACTTCTTTTCGGTTACAGTTTGAAAAACTGCTGGTAACTTTTTAATATATTGTGTCATTAATTAGACTCTCAAATTTTGATCTGTAAGGTTTGAAACAATTTGTACATTATTCACTGTTGCTGTGGATAAGAATAATTGGGTTGGGACAGCAACAATCTCGAATAGATTACCAAATTGTGAATTTGCACTGCTCGGGACAATTACTACTGAGCTGATTACTCTGGATAACTGTTGGTGGATATATGCTGCTAATTCTGTATAGAAAAACTTCTCACCGAAGTCCCAGTTTCTAATATCAAAATATGTGTCAATTGCCTGCACCACTCTAGTCTTTACTTCATTGTCACTAATGTTAGACGATGGGGCCTTCACAACTTTAAACGTGGCCTGTAATTCCCTTTCAGCTTGCGAGCCGAAGAGTATTTTAAATGTGCCTGAATTCCAAATCATATTGTCACTGACCATCTTATATTGATTCAAGTCCTGGAACTGTATTCTAAGCTCTTCAGTAGTCGGTGGAGCCGGAATGTTAATGATAGTGCCATTACTATTTTTCCAAATGACCATATCTCTGTAGAAACTATCAGTAATGACAATCATGTCGATGATGTTTGTGGCTGACGGGTCAATTCTCTGGTCAATAGGAGAATAGTGATTCCACTTGAAGTACAGTGGTAATCTGGCAGATTCTGGAACTGTTTCGTTTTGTGTAAATGACTTTCCATTTTTATCAAAGTGGTATTTGTCAAGTTCGTCTATGACAATTTCCCCAGTAGGGTATGTGCCCAAATCAGATGTTGTTGTGGTTGCCAAGGAGTAATACACTCCGTAGCCGGGAGGGCTAACACTGTAAAGTAAAAATGATTTGCTCAAAAAGCTATTAGCAATTATTTCGGCTTTATCATTCAGTTGGTCAGTGCCAGTGAGCCAAGTAAACGTAGTAAACGATCCTATTGTGCCGTTGTCGGTCCTGTTGAAGAACGCAGTCACTTGGTTAGCAATTGTAACCAGTGTTGGCGTGATTATGTCGGATTCGAATTGAGCTAAATTGTTTATGAATATTAAATCAGCAGTGTCCATGAATACTGTCGTGGCTGGCGGCGGATCATATTGTGACCCAGGGTCTGTGCCGGTTGGCAGCAGAACACTCGAAATAAATGGTGCGCTATATGGCTGAGTGGGGGTCCCGGTGTCAAACGGGAAATAAACATACAAGTTGCCAGATGAATTTTGAAGTTTTGTTGCCCAAGTTGTTATCCACGGCCGAGTACTTTGGTACCCAGATACTTCATTGTTGTAATATTCAAATACAACCCTATCAGTGCTTGATACGATTTGGTTAAATCCTTCTGGATTGTCGGCAATGCCATCCTGATTCTCATCGACAAGGGACACCTCTATCTTGGCCTGATCCTGATATCCGTCTGACTGAATAAACACGCCTGTGATATTAAAGTCAATTGCTGTTTCAATAAACGGTCTTGTCGGTAAGGTTGGGATTACTGGCTCATTATTATCAACTAAACTATTGGTATTTACGAACGGCATAATCTCGATAGTATCTCTTAGGGCCTGACCAGTGGCGCTGTCCAAAACAATTTGATTAGGTTCCCAATAGAATCTGACATCCCTGTAGGATTCAAATACATATACTCGGCCGCGAGCAGTGAGATCGTATGTAGTTGTGCCGATGGCATTATTGCTCGCAATCGAGACATACAGGATACCGCTAGCAGGATATGGTGACCAATCGGAATATATGGTGTTGGGTATCACCGGCGCATACTCCCATGGTTGTTCAGACTGATCTGCGAGGCTAGGAGTAGATGATGTCGATGTCTTCCATTCATCTCTTAGCAGATCATAGAATATCCAAAAGGAAATTCCATCACTAATTCTTCCAATAATTTCAAGTATCTCCGAGGAATTTAGATCATTTCTAAATGCAGGATAGACCTTAGTTGCCTGATAGCCGGTCTGTATTTCAACGCCCAATTCAACAGGCCCGATGCTGGCAAACGGTGTTAGTGGATTCACAATTACCGGAACACCATTCTGTATCACGCTTGTCACAGGGGCAGATACTCGAGTTGTAGTCAAAGCACTCGGATTTGCGAAGTCCACGACTGCCCCAGACTTAATGAACCCCCATGCCTGATACGTTTCGCCTGGGAGATTGGTCGCTGAAAGGGTGTTGGCTAGGGTCGCTGCTGTTGATGAGCTCGGGGCAGTCGAGAAGAATCCGGTGTCGTTTCTAAATTTAGCTGGACTGGGTCTCCAGTACAGTGAATCAGAGGGGTCAGGGCCCACTGGTACGAGATCCAAAATCGATCTTCCGGTTCCGGGCGGGTTAACTCTCACTGATGATTCAAATTGTGGCAGATACTCGTCATAGAAGAACGCCGATACAGCAGAGTTCCTCAGAATCTCCTGTATAGTATTAATCAATATAGTATCTATGATTGTATTGTTTGACGCATCCCTAATGACTTGCTGTAGAACGTTTTGGTTGTCTCTATAAAGGGCACCGTCCTGTCCAAAGATGATTAGATCTCGATGAAATCCTGTAGGGTCATTCAGATCAATGTAGCGACTCTGACCACTATAGGTTCTGCCGATAGCCTGTATTTTGGCGATCTGATTTCCGTATATTAGAGGCAAGACATTATAGTCGCTACCGTTAACCATTCTGGACTGGGTTGAGAACACTTCCGGCGCTCGTAATCTAATCTGCTCATCCGTTTCAGATGCGGCAGCATTGCCTATTGTTTGCTCTAAATCGAATGTGATGCGCAACACATATTCTTGTTGATCAAAACCAATATATGGTATATTGACTTGTAGGCCCTGCGCGCTATCTGGCCTTATCACAAGTGCCTGATTGGCACTAGTCCTTACCCAGAATCTAAAAAGGCCAGTCGGCACATTGCCGAAATTACCATCTGCGAATCTGACAGTTACGGTATCGTTTGCTCCAGATATTGCTGAGAAAATATTTCGCTGAGCAAACTGAATGCTGTTGTAAATAATGTTCTCGCCAGCTAATGCCGGCACCTTCAGCCACTTATTGATAACATTACCGTTAGTGTCTGTCTCCTGAACGTAAATATCGGACTGATTGATGTTCTGTATGTCGATCGGGAATATTCTATTCGGTTCCGGAAATTCAAAGTTAGTGTCAATGTTAATCAGGTTGCCTTGCCTGAAGTATAAAAAGAACCCCGTATTTGCCGACGCCACGCCCAAACTATCGTTTCTGTAGATAAAGTTAAATGCATTTGCAGGATCCGGATCTCTCTCAAAGATAGTCTGGTTTGGAACAAAGTCTGGGTTGCAAATGTCAATCGGATACTGCTCGCCACTTATGGACACTGATGTAGGGTAAGCAACGTTTAGATTTAAGACGCTGTTTAATTGATATAGATCAGTAGGAATTCCACCTATGGGCCCGCTCTTTGTTGGTCTACCGAATGGATTCAGGGTGCTAAACGCCGCATTACAAACTTGCACAAATTGATCAAACCAGTCTGAATTATTTGGATCATTCCAAAATATTGCCGCATCATTGATAGCAGTACCGTTTGCATCAGTCAATGGCTGGTTAGTCTGTACAGCCGAGATCTTAAATAACCCACTCGCTGCAATGTTTCTGCTTGGCACATAGTTTACCATCTGAGCCAATCGTATAATACTCTCCCTTCTCTCCGCAGTATCTATGAAGTTTTCTCGACTATTAAGGTCAGTTCTGAATGCAAGACTGGTTCCGAAATATGCAAGCAATTCAATGATTGCAATGAATTCCGAACTTTCTATATAGTCGTTGAAATCTTCTGGGTAGTAAGTTTGGATATAGTTTATTAATGCCTGCTTCAATGTATCGAAGTCGTATGCAGTGTAGTCTATAAAAGAGAATGCCTTAAACACCTTCTTATAATCTTCCCCGGAAAAGAGATTAGATTGACGAATTGAAGAACTCATAATGTGTCTGCCTTTACCATAACCCACGAACTGTCGGCACTGTATAACCGTTTTTTGCCAGTATAATTCATTCTAAAATTCCTCGCGATCTTTGAGTGTAAAGGTGACAAATAGATTATCTGTCACAGATTCTGGTTTAAATAATAGGACTAGGGCAACTGTTAGTGCCTGATCTTCTTGGAATACATCGATAGAGACTAGCTCTACTCTCGGTTCCGATTGGATGACGCTTACTGCATCCTCGACAATCGCGCTTTTAGTGTATTCATCAAACGGGTCAAATAATAACTCATAAATTCGTGTGCCGTATGTCGGCAACATCACTCTAGACCCGACTGGTGTGGCGAAATGATTATACAGATCCCGCTTTATGAGTTCAATATTATTTAGATTATATGGCGGGCCCGGCTGGTTAACTGTATTGAACCCCACAAAATAGGGCTTGCGGGCAATACGTTGCTGTTGGACTAGACCATTCCTTGTTGCCATATAACTCCTTTCTATTATTTATCAAAGGAATTAAGTGCTACTATTTAACCGGGAAACTTCCTGTCACATAATGTTGGATCAATGTTCTGAACCACCATTGCAATGATACTCGGGCCCCTCCGTCCTACCTGAGTAAACCATTTAGAGTTTCTTAGTGATTCGCCTGCAGCATTATAATCACCAACCTTCATAGCCGCAATAAATCTTACAAATCTGGATAATCTAGGCTGTCCTAAGTTAAAACATAGGTCTGCACAAGCTCGCTTTCGCGTATCAGTCAGATTACCCCACACCTCAACTCCGAGTGTCCGCTGCGCACCAGCAATTGAAATCTGGGCATCCTGTTCGAACCATGCAGTAACCTGAGCTTCACTCACAGGCGTCGGTACCGGAAATCTCACTATTTCGTCAGTCCTTAATAAATGTCCTATGCCGGCTGTGGGTAAGCCGACAGTATCTAGATAGGATACATACTTAACACCCTCATGGATTTTGAGTTGGCACTGGTAAGCCCTCATATTGAAGTCCTTAGATAGCGCACTATCGGACGCCAAGGCCGGAGGTAAATCCGTATTATTGGCACCCGGGTCAGTATTGGCTACGGGAATTGTGGGAGTATTTCCAGCGCTCCCAGACCCCTCGTATGTATCCTGCCCTTGCGTCTTAGTGGGACTATACCCGGAAACTGAATTGAATGAAAACTTCTCGTGCTCGGGACACGGCTCATATGTTGCAAGTCTACTTAATGTGGTCAGCAGCGACTGCGAATTTCGTTGAAACCTTGATTCAGAGTTAGTCCATGTTGCCAGTATATTAATCTTTTGTGTAAGTTGTTTCACCTCAGCACTAGTAATATTAGGCGCGGCGCCCACCGATACACTCGGACCTGGGGAGCCCGTAACCACACCACCACCACCGGCGACGCCGGGGAAGGCACCCCGTATCTCTCCTGCTTGCAAAGATCCGGCAACTGCCAGAGCTGCGCCAAGGCCTGTCCTGCCAGCTACGTCTAGGGTCCCACGAATCTCCACATCGCCGGCATTCTTGATATTAGGTGCGGTTAAATTAAAGTCGCTGGTGGCACTAATATTAATATTTCCGGAAACTTTAAGTTCCAAATTCTTATCGACAGTGATGAATGCAGTATTCTTTACTGTCGTATGCGTATTGTTCAATGCCTGAGTTACAATGTTTCCGCCGGCCCCGTTGCCCTCACCGACATATTGCCAATAAGGTATTGTGGTGGGCCTTGGCACATTATTCACGTCATATGTAAATGTGGTAGTTGACTCGACAGTATCCTTCGCTGCTTTCATGAAAATATTCTGACCAGCCTCAATATTAATGTTTCTGTCTGCACGAATATTGACGTCTTTCTGAGCCCTCATTGAAATATTGGTTGCACCAAAGATCTCGATGTTACCCTGCTGGTCCATCTGTACCCAGGCGGTGCCGTCCCTATTGATCAGATAGACGAATCCATTCGTTTCGTCAAGTTTAATTTGCGCACCGGACTTAGTAGTCAGTGTCACATTTTCTGTGCCGGGACCGTCATCCATAATAAATGACGAACCACCCTTGCGTCTGATACCCGACGCGTTCTTATCGGTACCCTCAATGATGGGGCCGGGCGTGAGAATACCAAATACATTACTCGGGGATTCGCGGCGGGCACTTGCGGAAGTTACGCCCCTAGCTTGGTCATTTATCAATCCTTGGTTGCCGACACCCATAAATTTAGTGGATTCGAATGGCATCTTGGCATTATCTGGCGATACAACGCTCTTATCCCATTTATTATATTCTGCTGCCGGAACCTGTCGTCCGGGATACTGATATGTATTGTCACTTGAGGCCATTCCCGGAACCATATTATTCATAAATTGGTTATACATGGCGCCTATCCAAATGCCACGGGCAGGATCACCGTTAATAAACATGACAAGCACTTGTGTATTAATATCAGGCGGTACCATCCACATTCCGTAGGAGGTCTGCGTTCCGTTAAATTCCTGAGGGTTAGTCTTACTCGCAGACTCGTTGTTAGTCGCACCTGCGAATGGCGAGCAGTAACTTACGATGACCCACCCGTCGGCCTCTTCCGGTCCGGACCCGAACTCAGGAATCCATACGCGCAATCTTCCCATATATTGAACATCATTTGATGCCTTAACGTACCCCAAATAGACTCCGGATAGTACCGGCATTCTACCCATTGGTTGGAAATTGTCTTCCTTGGTAGTGCTTGATGTTCTGGCGTTAGTGTTTAAGTATGCCACTGTTATCTCCCGCGGCCAATTCCAGGACCAATTGATGGCAGTGTGGGCACATTTATTGCCGACACGCCGTTAGGTATGTTAAGATCTCCCACGATTCTGCCACCACGCCTTGTTGAATCGGGTAAAGTTAACCCACCCGGAATAGTTTTCTGTTTGTCTAATGCCGAGCGCCCAGCATCCATGTCAGCTAAGTTTAGCTTATCTAAAAACTCTTTAATATTTATGTCAGGATCTAATATGCCCGTTAGTTGCTGGGTGAACTTACCACCCTCAAATGTGCTGACAATTTCAGTCGCCCTATATACCCCACTAAATGTCTCAACATCCGAATTCTCATTCGAGTCATCATTTTCGTCTAACTGATTATTATAAACTCTGGGTGATCTAAAACGTAGGACAAAAAAGTTATCTGTACTATATGTATTTACGGAACTGTAGGGAGAGTTTCCCCTAGTCTTATGACTTGTCTGAATATAATCTATAGCAGCACTTTCTGATAGATTAGATAGTCTAAAGAGTCTATCACCAGTTACTGGCGCAGGATACAGCCAGAACGGATCGCCCTTAATGGTCATTGTGATCCGTTGTAAGTTTGCATCCATACCGGAGTTCAGTGCCAGGGCAAATAATGAGGAAACTTTTGCAATACCGGAATTACTACTAGACTCAACACCAGCGCCGACCGCCTTTTCCTGTTTACCCTCTGTTGCAGCTATCGGCCATAACTTACCTTTTCCAGAATTTAGATATTCCTGCAATTTCCGAGTGGCATCTGAATTCAACTGTACATCTGAGACAAAGGCGGGAAGCCTGTCACTCAGGGGCTCAGCAAGCTGTTTTGCATTAAGAACTTTGGTCTCTAGGGTCCGAGCATTGCGTATACGGTCTAGGCTGTCTTGTGTAAGATTCAGCCTGTTTTCCGGCTTTGATCGCTCTATAATTGACTCTAATTGAGCGCGGCGCTCATCGCTGACAGCATTTGCAGTAAATGACTGCCTGGCATCCTGAATCGCTGTCGAAATTTCCGGCGTCGTACGAGTTGCATCATTCTGTAGCTGCACTACCTTCCTAACCTTCTCCGTTACTTCTCTTTCTTTTTCCGAGTTGTTCTGATTAACTACGCCCTTGTCCTGGATGGCGCCGTTGACATAAATGCCGCCGAATCTAGCAACTTCGGTAGAAAATGCAAAATTGAGTGCGAGGTCAAAATTGATTATTTGATCGTTTAGCCCGGTGAATATGTAATTGTATTTCTTTTTTAGTATATCTTGATTTACATATGTCGCCAACCTCTTTTGACTTGCGCTAAGAGTCTCGGCACCACTAGCCTGTTGGAAAATATTTTGTGGCATAACTCCGATATCATACGGAATGACATAGACTGTGAATGTATTAGCATATGTTTGTCTACGCTTATCATATTTAATGGGCCTTGAATCAGTGACAATTCTCCAAAACTTTTTCATCTGGCTAGTCTGTTGATTCATAGGCGAACCTTCTGCGCCCGGTACAGGCGCATCGGGGAATTCTTTCTGATATTTGTCGGTATTAGACAACAGCGCGTCCACTATTTTATCAATGCCAGTGCCGGCATTTATAGTTGCGGTCTTTTTATCAAAGTCTAGGAAGTCATTACTTCTTACCGAATTTTGATTCCCATTAATAGATATTATATTGCAACTTGCCAGACTCGGCTCAACAACGATTCGATAAACATCCGGTGTGCCGTAATTATCTATAAGTTTTAGTAACTGATCAGTGTTGAGTTTATTTTCAAGTTCCTTCATAGCAGAACCGAAAGTAGTCAACTCTCGCAAAGACGCATTATGCTGGATTGTGAAATATAAATTTGATTGTGCCAATTCATCATACAAAATTGCCTCAAAGTCATATCGTGTCCCGACATGGGTGACATTGGCTGCAGCCTTTGAGAGTTTCAATGGCCATATCCATTTCGAACTCGCAAGCTCACCCGGACTACCATCAATTACACTCTCTGATTCCTCTGGCGTTCTGGCCTTAAACGATAGTTGTAGAAACACCGGCATAGTTAGCCAATTATCTATATCTAATGATAGCGCCTGAAAGAACATCTTATCCAGCAGTGCTGCACCAGAGGGTTCCAAAATTTCAAATTTCACCCGAGTCTGCGTACCAGTGCCAGATTCGAGGCCTGGCACGGCGAGACCCTGTAACACTACCTTATCTATGGTCATATCTGTCACAGCCGATTCAGCTATTACTGACTGCCTGGTAACGTCAAGTATATTCCCGTCAATAGCATCTGGAATAGATACTAGAAATAGTTTCCAGTGGTAGGTAAATGCATCAAAGTTATCTAGTACATTTGGCTGAAAATCAAATACAAGTTCTTTATTAGTCGTAATGTTGTCAGTCTTATGGGTATATACGGGCGCCGGCGGCACTGGGTTTTGAACTCCTCTAAAGTTCCTGCCCTCATTACTAAAGTTTTCGTTCCTATTCTGAGAGTTTCTCCCCTCATTACTAAAGTTTTCGTTTCTAGCACCAGTAAGTCTGCTGACAGCGGTGCGGGCAGCACCTTCGTCAGACCTAGTAGCACTGGAAATTTGACTCTTTATATTTCCAAAAATAGATTTATCTGTCATATTATTTTAAGATACTAACCGGAATGTATATTTCTAACCCAGACACGAAATCCCCAATTGGATCTATTATTAAGTTTGGGTTTCTAACTGCGAATACCCACCACAACCTCGGTGTTCCGTATTCTTGATAACTGAGTAGATCTGGTCTCTGATCAAATTCGGGTGGTATAATTATTATCCTGTCAAAATCATTGGCCGGCACTGGCCTTGGTACCATCAAGTCTAAGTACCAGTTCTTAATCGGAGTTGACAAGTATGGACTTGTATCCTTTGAATTTTGAGCCATTAGACGTAACCTCTGTTAAACGATTTGCCGGACCTAAACTCGTCAAGGTTAAATTCGTCCCTGAGCTTGATAGGAATGTATTGAGTATCTAACTCCACATTTACCTTCAGTCTTGTGGGTACATAAGTTAGCCCAGTTTGATCAGTGGTCGGCAACGTCACTTTTATATTTTCGGAAAATATACCTTTACCGGATGTACTAACCGGGACATAGTCTATGTTTGCGTCATAGGTGTAATCAAAGTTTTTTACAACTACCGGAACATTATTGAATTGATAGTCGCCTAGATAGTTGAACCTTAGCACGGGCGGTGGGGTGCCGGCCTTTTCATATGGTTGAGTTCCGAAATAAGTTTTCGTTACGGACCGAAAGAAGTGCAGTACGGCTAATAAATACAATGCTTCATCGTTCGACTGTGCAGTAAATTCTGCAGTCATAATTATGGGCTTCGGGAACGATCTCACGTAAGCATTATACGCATAGTTAGTGTGAACGAACGGAGTTTGGGCATACTCGGCCGCACTGCCGGATGTAACTGATGGAGTATAAGGGAAGAGGACACCGTTCGTGGAATAGAGAGGAAATAATAGATTTGCCGAATTTCGTTCACCTAAGATATCTCGGGCTTTAGTCATATTCTTCGGCTGCAGTCGAGCTCGGAAATCTTGTGCCATTTATTCGTCTCCCATTTCTATTATTTATCATGGCTATAAAGTGCTGTTTTTATCACGAAATTCTTGACTTTTCGTGATGCGACGCGTACACTTGTGAAAATCTACATTAGGAGAGTCTGATGACTACAATCATAGAAAATGATGATGGCACACCAATTTTGCCGTTATTCCCTGTTAAGAAGGTAAACTACCTGAATAACAAGGACATGCTAAAAGAAATACACCGTAGTAAAAGCTCATTTTGTGAATATATCGATCCACAATATTCTGATTATGATGTTATTGTTGAAGATGTCCAGGAAATATTTCTCCCGGAGGCACAGGAAAAGGGTAAGATAGCCCGAGCAGCACGAATGAGTGCTGCTGCGTTTGAGGTTGCTTTGGCTAATGCAATCTTGACAGGGAAGACTGATAGACCAAAACTCTCTGAACATAAAGTTAAGGCCGATACAATAGATGTGGATGTCCTAGTGTACAGGGTGTTGACTTTCGAACACATTGTATTAGCGCCAGGCAGAAAGAAGAATCCTAAGTCGGTAGCAGACAGGCATATCAAGTTAAACTTTCACCCATTCA